ATAATAATCTTCAACAGCAACATAAGGTCTCGCAGTTGCAATCAGCTGAAGTTCAGCTTGAGTTTTTGCTTCAAGATATGTTAAAGTTAAGTTAAGTGTTTGTGTGTAAAATGTAGTTCCATTTTCACGTGAACTTGTCACGGTGGTTTCAAGTGATGAATTACCTTTAACGTCAAACTCAAACCAAGTAGCAGTACCAGTCAATGCAGTTACTTGTTTTGTAGTTGCGTCAATAGTCACAGCAGTTAAACCACCAAAGTCTGCCATATAAACGGTTTTAATCCCGCCAAAAGCACTTTTACAAGGTATTTTTCTTCCAGTTGTTAATGCACAAGCCATATTATTTATATTTTATTAAAAAAAAAGGTAAGTAAGTTTAATCCCACTTACCCTTTAATTTTGGTTAATTATTTATTAAGCGTATTCTACTATGTCAGACATAATTCCCACTTGCACCGAAGAAGTGAACCTCATAACCATTCTTACATTTTCCGAGCCATCTACGTCAGCCATATCAATTACTTTAATTTGTTGATTGTCAGACAATAAGCCGGTACCAAAGTATAAGTTTGAAACTTCAGCACCATAAATTTTGTTATCACTCATTCCAGGACAAACGAATATTTGAACTCCGTCGATTGTTAGTGATCCGTTGTTCCACCATTGAGTTCCCTTGTTATCAACCCCAGCGTTTGACGTTGCAGCAACAGAGAATCCACCAAGTGCTTGAACATAAAATTTAGCAGCTGAACTTGGGATATAAACTCTTAATCCTTCTTTTCCATATAATGTATTGGGAATTGCGGAAACTACCTTTTGTAATTCGGCAATTATATTTCCAGCATTCAATCCGCCACCAATTGCAGCAACTTGTTGTCCTGCAGGAATATCTCCAGCAGCAGCACCTGCAGCGATGATCTTTTCAAACCCATCAAATGAGTTATTTGAAACAGCAGCTGTATCACCTTTCCAGATGTTTAATTCTGTAGATTGTGCAACTTCAGCAGCAACGTGTGCAATTAAGAAGTCACTAAAAACAGGAGGAAGTTGTCTAGATAATCCGAAGCCCATTTGAGAAGATTCCCAATCGTTTACAAAATCTTTTTTACAAAGTTGTAAGTTAACTTGTAATTCAACTGGCTCGATTATTCTCTCAGTTAAAGTTACACTTGAATTTGGATCAAAATCACAAGACGCTGGACTAACTAAAGAACCAGTAGCAAGTTTTTTGATAACTTCTTTATAAGATATGTTTGACTTTACTGTAAGACCGCCGTCATTGATAGTTGATGCGCTAAGCAACGCAGCAGCAATATAAGATCCAGCAAATTCCCCCGAATAGGAAGTTGTGATATTTACGGCAGTTGCTAAATTTACTTTTTTTAAATTACTCATTTTTTTATTTTTTATTTATTAATTATTATGATTCTGAAACCCAGATTCCTTGTCCACCTATAATGTACCATTCAGTTAACGATACAGCTCTAAGTGCTACCCAGTCTCCTTTTAATGCTGTTGCTTTTGTGTTCTCTAAGTCTTTGTCTAATACACCTGAAGCTGAAAATACAGCAGCAGCTTGTGTCATACTACCAACAATTTTATTAGAAGCTTTTGGAGATATTACAAGTTTAACAGCAGCATCTGCTCCTGTGTTTCTAAAAAATACTGTAGAACCTAAATTACCTGAAGTAATTAATGGAAGACCAATAGTTAAAGCGTCTACCGCTACGTTGTGATCATTTCCTAAATCAGATTCTGAAATATCTCCCGTAACTGTATAATAAGATTGTGAAACCTGATTACGGTTTACATCATTTGATAAATAGTTGAATGTGCTCATTTTTTTTTAATTTATTTTATTGTTTATTATTTATTTAATCTTGATAAAACTCTGTCTAATGTTGTGCCTACTCTTTTTTGAGAATACATATAACCATCAGATTTTTGTTGATTACTTGATTCTGGATTATGTTTTATTGGAGCACTTGCAGCATTAAATTCTTCTTTTACAGTTCTTGATTTTGGTTGTTTAGAAACTGATTCTTGTTCCATTTCAACTTCTTCGTCTTTTTCCAATTTACCTTCTTTGTCAGATTTTAAATCAGCAATTGCATCTTCAAGATTTTGTATTCTTCCCATCATATCTCTCATCATATCATCTTCTTCTGCGTATTGATCTTCTTCTTTTAAATCTTCAGTAACTTCTTCAGATGATTCTTCTTCTTTTGCAGGAACTTCGTCTGAAACTTCTCTGACGTCTGCTATTAGACCTTCTTCTTCTACTATTAAAAGTCTTCCATCTTCAAGTAAATACTCTCCCACTGGCATTGCAACAGATTCTTCATCTGTCTTAATAAAAATTTCATTTCCTTTTTCAAAAGATTCAGCACTTATGATTGTGCCGTTTTCTAACTTTTGTTCCTCAAGTTTTACCTCGATGTTTAAAAGTGTTTTAATTTGGTTTAACATTTCAGTTGATTTCATAATATATATATAACGTGATTAATTTAAAATTTTGTATTTTCAACTTGTTCGAGTTACGTTTCCAATGCCTTGGGCCCAAATTGAACCATCACAACATTCTAAAGCATAACTATTTGTGTCAGGACATAAACAAGCTCTTTGCCCTCCGTTTTGTGAACTACGACCTGCAATAAAACCGGGATCTCCTGGCCGTCTGTTTCTTCTTATACGTCTATTTGTCATTTAATATGTTTTTGATTGACGATAATAATTCACTTGCTTTTGTTTCGTAACTATCTTTAATCGACTCTTTCGGTCGTTCCATTTTATCGGCAAAAAAGCCTTCTATACTAAAACCCTTTACTTTGTTTGTTTTTACATATTCATTCCAGATTTCATCATTGTTTACTTTAACAGTACCCATCCAAGTTCCTTGAGGCACATTCATATTATATAAACGACTTTTATCTTGCGTCTCACTTTCCACGATCCAAGATTCAACAAGTGTTAATCCACTTAATGAATGTTGATGTTCTAATGTTGAGTTATTTTGTTTGCCGTTTTTTAAATATAATTGTGATGCTTTTTGAATAGTATCTTTTGAAAAATAAATATAATATTCTTCAGAATCATCTTCGTTTTTACGATAAATAGGTTTGTTTGGTATTAACAATGGGCCCATTAACAACTTTTTTTCTTTTGAAACTTCTGCAAGTTTTAGTTGATCGTTTTTTAATGCAATAAAATCTTCTTCAATTGCAGGGTTTTCTACAATACTTATAGCATCAATTCCAGCTTCTTCTTGATCTTCGTCAAGTATTAACTCGATTATTTTCATAATTATATAACGTATTTAAAATTAGATTTTGTATTTATATTGTTGCACCACTAACAATGTTTCGTTCTAAACTTTGTGCTGTAGTTACATCATTACTTACAACAAAGGCTTGAACAGGTTGTTGTTCTTGTTGTCCTATAGCAGATGCTAATTGATTAGTGTCACTTGCACCTACTGTATTAAACGAGGGCGGTTTAGGTAAAGGTGGTGCTGATGATGACCCACCAGAAACTGCAGGTGGTGTTTTACCTCCAAGTGTTGGAAGTTTAGTTGATGTAATTGCTTTGACTTGTGCCATACCCGAAACGATTGCTGCACCGGCGGCAGCTGCTCCAAGAACTGGACCGATAATTGGTATTCCAGCAAGTGAGTTGTAAGAACTTTGCGCTGATTCAAATGTACTTATCGTGGCAGATGCAATTGCGGCGGCTTTTCCTGCTGCTGATTCTTCTCCCAAAATTGTAGCCATATTGTTAAGACCATCTTTTGCAAGTTTAAGTTTTTCTTCTTGAGACATATCTGCCCACTTAACTTGAACTTTTGATTCATCTTCAGAAAACTTAGCGACTGCTGCTGCTTTTGCTTTTAATAAACCTTCAGTTGCTAAATCTTGTGCTGTTGCAAGTGCAATTAAATTGTCATAATGATCAATAGTTTTTTGTATTTCTAATGCTCGACGTTCATCTTCACTAACTGCTTCTGCGTCTCTAATTTGTTTTTTTAAATCAACTAATGTTTTTGCGTCATCAATTGCTTTTTGATCTGCTACTTCTTTGTCTGCTTTTTCTTTGTCAGTTATTGCTTTTTTCGCTGCGGCTTCTTCAGCATTTAATGCTATGATTTGACTTGTGACTTCTTTTGCTTTTGTGAGTTTTGCTGTTTCAAGATTTATTAATTCTGCTTTTAATTGAGCTTCTTTTTCAAGCGCTTCTTTATTAGAATCACCAAGTTCGTTTTCAGCAATTTGTGCGTCAAGTCTTAATTTAGCAGCTTGTATTTCTTTTGCTGTTATTTCATCTTCAATTCTTCCTGCTTCTTTTAAAAATTCAATACGTTCTGAAGTTGTAAACTTTTCTTTGTCAACGGCTTTTTCTAATAATTCTGCACGATCTCTATTTGCTTTTGCACGATCAACCAATAGTTGTCTATCTAACTTTTCAGCCTTTGCACGTTGATCAGCAATTTGTGCTGCTATTTTACCTTCTTTTGTTATTTCAACAATTAAATCTTTTGTGCCTTTTACTAATGCTTCTGTAACCATTACAAGTGGATTCGTTGCTCTTACTAAACCAACAACACCCTTTGTGGCGTCTTCCATAGCACCTGAGAAATCACCACTAAAAACTTTTGATATTGCACTACCAAGAAAACCAAGACTTTCAATAACTTCGTCAACTTTTTTCATTACAAAGTCCTCGATAGCTTGAGCCATTTCTTTTATGCTTCCAATTGGATCTGTAAATAAACTAATTAAACCACGACCAAATGCTGCGAGTCTATCAGTAAACACGTCAACGACAGCACCAAGTACCGCCATACCTTTTGCAAGTTGATTTTGACCTTCTTCAGTACTTGTAAACGCTTGAACTAATGAAGTGACTACTACCACGAATGCACCTAGACCTGTAGCAATAATTGCACCCTTCATTGTTTTTAATCCAGCAATCATTCCAGTTACGCCTTTCTTTGCTGCTTTGAATCCAGAAACAAGACCACCAGTCATTTTGTCACCAGCATCTTCAATTCCTTGGATGCCTTCTTCAGTTTTTTCAAGATTTTTGTTTAACTGTCCAATTTCTTTATCTTCAACTTCAACGTTAAGTGAATATGTTTTGGTTATTGTTGCCATTGTATTTCGTTTTTAATTTGTTTATATGCTTCTTTAAACGTGTCAGGTAATTTGTGTTTACCTTGTGCTATTCTTATGTTTTCAGTTTCTCCTTTTACAATCTTTAAAAGATCAAATATGTTTTTTATCATAATGTTTGTTTTAAGGTTGTGAACAACTTATAGCCGTTATTGCTCCGATTGAGTTTAAAGTCATACTCATAGCAAAAGTACTTTCACAATGCGTTGTTAATTCACTGCTTCCAAGTTGTGTGTATGTTCCAGCAGGTAATGCGTTTGTTAACGCAGTATCAGCATATATTATATCACCAATAGTTAAATTACTTGCATTGCCTATTAATGAATTGTAAAACACACTTCTTGCAATGTTTTGATAACTTACATTTGATAATACGCTATAACTTTCTGTTATTCTATTTAGTAATTCAAAACTACTTTCACCAGTTATTAAGTTAACATTTGCGCTGTTTATTATATATGTTTTATTGTTGATTGATATAACGTCATTCATTTGTAGTTTATAAATAATACGTAAAGGCAAAAAGGCAGTTACTTTTGTTATTCTTCTTTGTGTATTGAATACATCACCGATATATGTTGAGTAGTAATTTTGAAATAAAGTACCATTGAATCCACTAGCACCCGTATATTCGTTGCTTTCTGCGTTAAAGTTTATATTGCTTGTACTTGTATTAAAATCAATTTCTTGACTATTTGAAGGTATTATATAATCATCAATCGCATCGTGTGATGTTAACGTTGTCATAAACGATATTTCAGTTCCGTTAGTTTGTTTAATAGGATAAAATAATAACGGTTTACCCAGATACGACTCTTGATTGTCATCAACAAATCTTCCAT